CAGGCACACAAGAAAACGCTGAAAGGGTGGCTGGGTTGATTGGCGTTCAATTAGTCGCTAAAAACGCTATCGTTGAATACACAACCAAAAAAGGCAAAGTGATTCGCGGCGTGGTGCGTACTGATTTAAGTTATGCCGAAGCTAAGGCCATTGATGAATTTACATTCAAAAAAGACGGTGGATGGTTTATACGGGAAAAGCATTTAGGTGGTACACAGGCGCAAGTACCGCCAACAAATGAAGCCCCACCAACAACTAGCACGCCAAACGACGAAAACAATGTTTCAAGCCCTGTTGCCGAAAACCCAAACAGCGAAAAGTTATCCCCCGTTGCAGGTATCACTCACGATAGCGAAAACTCGCCACGCTCCCCTTACGATAAATTAACCCCTGCATTTGCCGCCAAGCCGAACCAAGTAGCCGATATTGTCTATGAAGCCAAAGAAGCTAAAAAAATACTGATTGATACGCTTAAAAAAGCGTTCCCGTCTGTATTGTTTAGCGTTAAAAAATCATATCACGGGCGCAATGGTGACTACACCGTGTCATGGAGTGATGGCGCGTCTGAAACATTGGTTAAGCGCGTGCTGTCTCATTTTGTGGGCTACCAACAAGGCGCAATGGATGTATCAATGGACTTTCGTTTACACGGCCATTATCTCATGGCTAAAAATGACGAAGGCCAAACAGTCAGTTACGGCTTTAGAGAATTAGAAACCCATCGGAAAACATCATCAAAGCTATTAAAAGGCGTTTTGTCTCAGTTTTCTGAAGGTAAAGACGGCGAATATTCTGTTGCCATTAATAATGAAGTCTTTGAAAAGTATGGCTTTCGGTTAGGTAGTGGTCTATATAAAGTAGTAGATAGTGGCGACGAAGGCCAATTACTCACCAAAGACTATTATGGTAATTGGCACGGTGCGTCACATGATTTAATCGAACAATTTAGTACCGCTAAGTATAATTCACATACTACAGCAGCAAAAAACAGAGGTTCAAATGTTTCAAGCTCCAGCAACCCTTTGGAATCAGATAGCAACACAGGAAGCCGACCTGATACGCAATCCAGTATTGAAAACAGCAATGTTAATGAATCAGGCGAATCTGGACGTGTGGCTGGATCGTCAATCGACCGACCTAATGAGGGAGGAAGATTGCAGCGAGACAGTGGCGTTAGCGTACCAAAAAATGATGGTTCAGGTATCGGAGCGTCCAGCGATTCAATCGTTCTTAATGGATCAGGACAGCGTGGAGCTGGAGAGCGTGATAATGCCAGTGACGGCGGCGGAAGCGACAGCGTTAATGAGCCAAGATCACCTGTTGTCGCCAAGCGAGACGCAGCAGTTGTTCGAGCTACTACTAGAGATACAAGCACCAACGACCTAAAGCTAAAAGAGCAATTAGAAGCTGAAGGCGTAGCAACCAAGTGGGGTGATGCTGCAAACATTGACAAAGCATTGCCTTACCTGCTACCAGAGCAACGTGATGATGTCACCAAAGCTGAAAAGCACTTACTCGATGGCAATAAAAACGGGATGCTTTTCACTAACGGCACAGGCACGGGTAAAACATTTACAGGTTTAGGTGCGGTAAAACGCTTTGCCAATGCAGGTAAAAAGAACATTTTGATTGTGTCGATGAATGACAAAATTATTCGTGATTTTGTTAAATCGGCCTTGTCTTTGAATTTAGATATTCACCAATTAGACGGTGTAACGGATAACGGCAAAGACAAAATTGTCGCTACAACCTACGCTAACCTTGCTCAAAACCTTATGCTTGGCAAGCGCGATTGGGATTTGATTGTGGTTGATGAAGCCCATAATTTAATGCAGGGCGAAAAGGGAGAAAACACTAACGCCTTAGCCAAGTTACGCGCCTTATCAGGCCATCATTCGGGATTCCATGAGTGGGTAAAAATGCGTCATGCCGAAAAAGACCCTAAGCCTATTGGTGAAAACCCCGAAACAGGTAATCCTATTTATGACCAAGACGAAGTAAGCGCATGGGAGCAATTTAAAAAGCCACTACGCGAACAATGGCAAAAAACATGGGCAGAACAACCCAAAGGCCGTACAAAAGTTATCTTTTTAACAGCAACGCCGTTTAGCTATGTTAAGACTTTAGACTGGGCAGAGGGTTATTTGTTTGACTTTGTGCCACCAGCCAAAAAGTTTAGCAATGACACCGAAGCAATGGGAGCAGCTTATAACTCAGGCAGCGAGTACGAACGCTTTTATATGTCAAATTTTGGCTATAAGATGCGTTATAACCGATTAACGCGCCCCGATAGTCGTGTTGACGTAGGCATTTTAGAACGCAAGTTTGCCGAAAAGCTAAAAAGTGAAGGCGCAATGTCAGGCCGTGATTTATCCGTGCCGTTTGACTATGACCGTAAATTCGTTTTAGTGAATAGCGAAATTGGTAAAGAGATTGACGAGGGTTTTAGTTATTTATGGGATACCAAAGACAAAGACGGTAAAAGCAAATACAGCGATTTATTGCGAGTCTTAAATAAGCGTTTTGATTATTTAGCACGATTGCAGTTACTTGAGGCTATCAAAGCTCAAGAAGCTATTGAACAAATCAAAAAACACATTGCATTAGGCCGTAAAGTGATTGTATTCCATGACTACAACGAAGGCGGCGGTAGCAATCCCTTTGTGTATGTGGGTGGTGCAACACAAAATGACGTAGGCGCGGTTGAATCACAATATGAAGATTTTAAAAGAGCAAGACCTGATTTAATTGCTTTAGATTTAGACTTAGATGCGCCTATTACTACGTTAAGACGTTCATTCCCTGATGCTTTGCTATACAACGGTAGAGTGGCCAAAGGGCAACGCAGCAAAAACGCAGACTTATTTAACACTGACAGCAACGGGCATAATGTATTGATTGCTCAATCTGATGCAGCCGCCACAGGTATTAGCTTTCACGATACCACAGGCGCACACCAGCGCGTAATTATCAATATCGGTATGCCTAGCAAGCCAGCTAAATTACGCCAAACCGAAGGCCGCATTTATCGTGTTGGCCAAGCCTCAAATGCTATTCAACGCTACTTAACCACGGGTACAGATTGGGAGCGTAGTGCGTTTGCTCAAAAGATTGCTGAACGTGCGGAAACGGTCGATAACCTTGCTCAAGGCGAGTCAGCCGTGGTGAGTATTAAAGATGCTTTAGTGCGTGCCTATGAGTCAGCAGAGCATTTTGACCCGTCACCCGATGATGGTATTGGTGGTAAGGCTTACGATGCTGAAAACTCTCGCATTAATGCCTTATCACCCTTTGACCGCGCTAAAACTGATTATTGGGTCAAGCAAAAAGTGACTGCAAAACGTCAAGACCGCGAGGGCAAAGAATGGTATGCCACGCCTGAGCCTGTTGGCTTGTTTATGGTTAATTTGGCAGGGGCGCATAGTGGCGATGATATTTTAGAGCCGTCCGCAGGTGATGGGGCTATTGGTCGTTATATGCCGTCCGATGCCAGTGTCACAATGGTTGAACCAAGCGAGTCTTTGGCAAGCCGTGCGCGAATGAATAATACCAATGCAAACGTGGTGGTTGATACCTTTGAAAACCACGGCACTAATAACAAATACGATGCCATTGTGATGAACCCGCCGTTTGGTAATGGCGGTAGCATTGCAATTAAGCACTTGGTAAAAGCCTTTGAACATTTGCGCGATGGTGGCCGTGTAGTGGCGTTATTGCCTGTTGGTAAAATGGATGAGTTAATCGTTAAATATCACGAAATGGGGTACTTTAAAGATATTTACACGGTAGCCGAGTTTGCTTTGCCTAGTTCAACATTTAAAAATGCTGGTACTGGTGTAAATACTAAAATCCATGTTTTTGAACGGCACAATTTTAAAGGCGATGCGCCCAAAGGCGTTATTAGTAAAAACCTATCGCATTATGATGATATTGAGGATTTATTTAATGCTATAGAAAATATCAGTATCAAGCCACGCAAGCCGCGTATAGACGAAGCCTTAGCAGAATATGGCCTTGAGATTTATCCTGACCGTAGCAAATATATTATCACGGGTGAGGGCTTAAAGCGTAAAGACATTACCAGTACGCTTTTTGGGTCATATATAGAAAAAAACAAAGACGGTGATGTGGTTGATAAATATAACCGTAGCACTGCCTTTTTGAAGTGGCTTAAAGATTCGCAAATACCCACCATGGCGCAATTTAATAACGGTTTAAGTTTTAATAACTTGCCGATTAAATACCAACAAAAAACCAATAAATACAACACTTGGGACGGTGTAGGCAGTATGCCTGATTGGTTAAAAGGGTTTATTTCATATAACGGTGCAAAGCTAGAAGATTTTGCCGTAGAAAAGCCTCAATACGACTCATTGAATGGCAATACATCTCTCATGGATACCTTAGCCTTAATCACCAGCCTATCCAAAAAGAAAGACGAGGCCGTGGCGCAACAATTGGCAGATGCTATTGGGGTTAGGATTAAGAAACCTAGTCCTACAGACTTCACCCTATCAACCTACACCGAAGCCGAACTACGCGCACAAGAGGCCGTATTAAAGGCAGCCGAAGCTAAACGCCAAGCCGATGAAAAGGCCGCTAAAGATAAGGCGATTGCTGATAAGCAGGTAGGTGATTTTAGATTGTCGGGTAGCAGTTTGCCGTCCGATGTTGCAGCCAGTTATGGGCAAAATGATATGTTTGTCCAGACAAGAGGGCGGCAGGTTGAAAAGCCCGTAACGGAATTTGATATTTTCACTAAATACAAAAATGAGATTGCCACTGATATAGTGAAAGAGATTGAACGGGTTAATAAAGTCAAAGATGATGCAAGAAGGCAGGGACGGCGTTCAAAAGCAGAGCCTAATCGTGCAAAAGTAGCTGAAAAATACGGATTAAGTGCTAAAGGTTGGGGCGTATTTGACAAGATGTTTGGTAGTGCTATCTATGAAGATATTAAGCACGCATTTTCTCTTGGCGATAAAAAAGCAACATCAAATGAGATTCACAAGGCCGCGATTGTTTTTATTGATGATTGGCTTGCCAAAAATAAAGAAAAACCCCAATACGACGACATAGGCGGATTCACTTTTACCCCTGCTATCGCCCTAAACGACACCCTAAATGCCATCGTCGCCCTAGCCAAAAACAACAGCCAAGCCAATGCTGAAAAACTAGCGGCATTGCTAGGCGTTAAACTCAAAGAAGCTGAACCCGATATTGAACTTGATATGTTTGGCGACCCCATACAAAATAATGGCTTTGACCTGTTTGGCGAACCTATCCAAGACGGCGACGATTCCCCCGTTGAAGAATTGCCACGTTTAGCGGTCGTTGAGTTGCCCTTAAACAAATTAACCCTATCAGAAGACGTACCACAATTTAAGAGTGGTGCAGACGATGAATCAGGTGTAGTTGAAGCATTGGGCGGAAAGTTTGACCGTACAGGCGTAGCACCTATTCAAGTGTGGGAACGTGCGGACGGACGCTTAGAGATTATCTCAGGCCGTCACCGTACCGACTTGGCGCGTAGAAGTGGCGAAAAAACCATCCCTGCCCAAGTCCACAAAGAGTCAGAGGGCTTTACCGCTAAACAAGCCATGATGCTTGATGCCGAGTTAAACATTCGTGATGGACAAGGCAAGGTTAAGGACTATGTGGATTATTTTACCCACAGCGAAATTAGCGAAGATGAGGCCGATAAACGTGGTTTGTTAGCGCGTTCTATTGGTCAACGTGCTTTTACTATTGCAAGCAATGGCAGTGATGAATTAAAAACCTTGCACCGTAACGAGATTATCAGCGACCAAGCAGCCGCAGAGATTGCCAACATTGCACCAAGCAATAGCGCAATGCAAGCCGTTGGTTTGCGCGTATTACAAGAGCATAAGCCGCTTAATAATGCACTTAATACGATTCGTGCGGTAATGGCATTAACACGCGAAAAAGGCCAAGAACCTGATACTTTTGACTTGTTTGGTTTTGATGATAGCGCGTTAAAAGAAGCCGAGGCCATGGCGCGTATTGCAAGCCGCAAACAGCGACAAATAGCAGAACAGCTTAATGCAATTAAAGGCGCGGTTAAAAATCCTAAACTTGCCGCTAAACATGGCGTAGTAGTTGAAAACGAAGCGGACGCATTAGCCAAGGTTAAAACGATGACCGCACAAAAGGCGCGTTGGGATAATTGGTCAAGTCATGCCGATTTATTGGCCGAAGTCAGAAACGAGTTAAACAACAAATTGGACTCTGTTTTTGATGAAGATGATTATTACTGGTTATGCCAAGAGGAGTTGGACTTAATCGCTGCTTAACCTGCCATTGTCACTAGCCCACCCTAAAAAGTGGGCTTTTTCATTTCTATGCAAATCATGTAACCCTCCAAAAAACACCCTTTTTAATGTGCAACCATAACCCTATCCAAACGGGATTTCGTTTTTAACAGATAGAGGGTATGAGTTATGCCACGCATTTACGCAAGCAAAGCAACCGCCGAAATCGGCAATTTTTTCGATGCAGCACAAGCGCGATTAAAAGATGGTGCAAAAAACACAAAAGATGTGTTTGATTCCGTGCAACAAGACAACACCGTTGCCACGCCAAAAGTATTAGATGATTTGTACGGCAAATTAGGTGAAGGCTTTCATCAAGATGTGTTTGACTCCGTGATTCACGGCATGAATGTTTACCGCAATGAACATGGTTGTGATGCTCCTGCCGATATTATCCAACAAGCCCTACACAATGCCACGACCTCCCAAATGGCACTGAAAGACCTTAAAATCCGTCTTGATTCCGCATCTGAGTCACACATGGATTCTTATTCGTTGCAGCCTAATCGCGCCATTGTGTCCATTATGGCCGCATTTGCCGAAACACTGCCATTTGCAGGCTATTTCCCTGCTGATATTCAATCCAATGAAGCACGCAGTCTTATTTTGAATAATCGTGCCAAGACAGGCTGGGGTGGCTATACCGCGAATGGTTCGGTTGACGGCACATCTAACGGTAATCCCTATGTTATGCCTAACCGTTTAGTGGCATTAACCACCGCTAACCAAACAGCCTACGCTGGTACAGCACGCGCTCAATATGTGTCGGGTAGCCGTACCGTGATGGATGGTGCAAGCGCAGGTTTAACCCTAGTCGCAGGTCGTACCCTTATTTTAGTGAATGGCTTTAATGCGGCCAATGATAGTCGTAATGGCAGCTTAGGCGGTACAACCTCTATTAGCGGCATGATTTTAATTGGCGCAACGAATCACGCGGTAAGCGGTACAGTTAATAATGACACAGGCGCAATTGCAATTACCTTTGCCCCTGCATTGCCAAATAATACCGAAGTGGTTGCCGAAGTGCTTGTTGACTACGAACGCAGCCCGTCTTCTATTCCGTCCTTTGGTTTTGAAACCGAGTCTTATAGTTATTTTGCGTCAGGCTACCGCGCATTGACAGAATTAACCATCGACACGCAAGGCCAAGTTCGCAACGAAATGAACCTAGACCCAGCGTCTAATAGCTTGTTTAGTTTGCGTACTCAAATCACCAACGAACAACATTATCACGCTTTGCAATTAGGTTTGATGGTATCGGCTAACAACCGCTTGGTGCATGACTTTAACTTAGCCGCGCAGTTTGCTGCTAAAAATGTGTCTGAAATTTTTGGTGATGTTGAGCAAACCTTGTTTGTGCTTGACCAGCAAATGATTAACGACACCTTAGATCATGGTATTACTCATATCTATGTTGGTGAACAGTTAGGCGGCATTATTGCAGGGTTGCCTTCTACGATGTTTGAAAAATCAGGCGTACCAAGCCGTGCAGGTATCTATCGTATTGGTCGTTTGTTCAACAAGTACGAAGTGTATTACACGCCTAAAATCGTCACAGGTGACAAAGCCTTAGGTACAGCAACAATGTTGTGTGTTGGCCGTTCAAACGATGTAGGCCGTAGCCCAATTGTCATGGGTGACTCTGTTGCTCCTACGTTTATTCCCTTAGCAACAAACTCTGACTTGATTATGAAGCAAGCGTATTACCAACGCAGTTTCTTGCAGTTGAATAAACACATGGCGAGCGCAAAAGGCTTTGCCCGTGTTGAATTTATCAACTTGCCAATGCTTTAAGGCGGAGTGAGTTATGGCTGCTGTCAAAAAGAAAAGCCCTGTTTTAGCCAAGCCTACACCAACGGTTGCGACTTGGCCGCGTGACGTAGTGGTGAAAAACAACACCTCTTTTCGCTTTGTTGAAAAGGTGAAAAGCGTCATTTTGACAGCGCATAGCGAACAAGCGGTAATGGTATCAGAGTCTGAATTATTGCGAATCAAGCACAATTTTATGCAGTTAAACCTGTTGAATAACTGGAATGATGGCTTAACAGTGGTTGATTCTGTAGGAGAAAATCATGGCGATGTTTGAGCGTCAAATTGGTGAACAGTCGGGGATTCAATTAAACCCCACGGTTGACCGCACAGATGGGGTAGCAGGTTTGGGAGACCAAACTGCCGCAATTGTCGGTAGTTTTAGTCGAGGCCGCATTGATAAGCCTTTTTGGGTGGATAGCCAAACATTAAGGGCAAAATTAGGTGCGGCGGTATCGTTAAATAAGTCTTTGTTGAATGAAGCGTATTTGCACATTTATGAAGCCTTGCAAAATGGCGCACAACAAGTCTTAGTCAGTCGCTTAGTGCGTGAAACAGTGACAAATGACTATATTGTGATTCAAGTGGATGCGGCGGCGAGTCAGGTAAAAGACGAAAACGGCGTAAACATTTTAGATAGCTTAGGCGCAACCATTACCGTGAATAACACGGCGATTATCAGCACTAATGCCAGTCTTACAGGCTTTACAGGTGAATTAGCGATTGCCTTTAAGTTGCTAGACGGCATTAACGAAGGTTTTACCGTTCGCGCTAATTTTGATGTTTACGATGATGTGGATGCTTACGGCGTAGGCAATGTTCTTAATCCAAAATCGTTACGCATTACGATTGAGATTTTAGACAAAGCCAGTCTGCAAGTGCTTTATCGTGCCGTAGGCGCGGTGCATCCTGATTCAGTCGATGAATTTAGCCAAACTCGTTATATCGGTGACTTAGCCAGTGATGTGTTTGTCTTTACCGCAGGTAATTTAGCGGACGCTACTTATCAAGAAGCCGTAGAAGATAGCACAATGGGCGTTTTGGCAGACGGTACACGCTTGTTTATTCGTCAAGCCGTTGACCCGTTTGACCATATCAACACGACCTACACTAATAGCGAATTAGATACTGCTATCAATGCCTTGCGTTATACCAATGAAGATTTTGGTTATATCATGGGTGGTGGTACGCAATCAGAACCGCTATTAACACGCCTCATTGCCTTGTCTTACAACACTGAAACGCTATTAGCGATTGATGTGCCAAGCGATAAAACCGAAGAAGAAGCGATTACATGGGTAACAGCCCTGAATATCGACAACTTTTTGATTAGTTGCTATTGGACACCGTTAAAATGCACCGAAGTATTGAATGGCGGCAAGCAGTCATGGGGCAGTAGTGGCGCACAAATTGGCCTACGTTGTAACCGCAATGCACGGATTAACAGTTTAGGCTTTGCGCCTAAAAACAACCCGATTGCAGGTAAAGACTGGCCTCTGCCGCGTAGTGGTATTACCCAATTACGCACACCTTCGGCTAATCAATTAAGCAACTTGGCTAAAGCGAAAATCAATCCTGTGATTTTAGATAAGTTTAGTGATGGTAGTCGTTATGTGTTCCGTGATTCCTTGTCGATGGCGCGGACGTTAATCAGCAAGAAAAAGCTCATTAGTGTGGCTGAAATGTCGGCACACCTGAATCAAACGGTGGTGCGGATTGGTAAAGATAACATTCAAAAAGGCATGACCGTGGCAATTGCCCGTTGTCGCGCCCAAATTGAACGCCTTTGTCAAAATGCTGAAGCGAGCGGCTGGTTAGTGCCAAGTCGTGACCCACAAATGCTAGGTTTAACATATACGCTTGAATTAAAGCCAAATGAAGCACATCCGAACGACTGGTTAGATATTCGTTTTGCCGTGTCATTTGACGGCGTTGCCCGTGTCGTTATTATTGAACAAACCATTACCTAAGAGGGGTATATAACATGAGTTTACAAGATATGTTGGCAGGTCGTTTATATACGCCTCAACAAGTGAAAGATATTCAAGACGGCAAAAAGCCACTCAAAAACCGTTTAGACGGTGCGGATAGTGGCAAAGAAATGAATATGACCATTGAAAAAATGGTTGCCATTGCAGCGATGGCGGATATTCGTACCAAAGCCGCCTATGCCGTGCAAACATGGGCAGAAACAGACGATCTGGACAAAGACGAATCTTTGTATGATCGTTTAGATGCGTTGATTTCCGCTATTGCCGATGGTGGTATTGATTTAGACGATGACCCTGCAACCGATGACCGCGATGACGTGTATATGGTAGCCATGCAAGCCGCCAGTGATTACATGAGTGCGTTAGGTGCGGATGATAGCGACTTAGAAACCTTGTTTAATAGCAAGGATGATGATGCGCGAGATGAAGCCGCTAATCGCTTGATGGAGTTTTTGGTTGACTCTATGGGCGATGAAGACCAAGCCGAAGATATGCTAAATGCTTTTGCGTTTGATGCTGATAGCGAAAGCAATATGTTTGATGCCGTGCCAACAGGTTCGCATAAAACAGTTTTTGCGGTGCGTGGCGGTAAAAAAGTAATTTTGCGTAAGCGTGTTGGTGCAAAACTTAAACGTACACCAAAACAAAAAGCAGCATTGATGAAAGCGCAAATGAAAGCGCATAAACCAGCCGCTATTAAACGCCGCGTTAAGTCTATTAAGATAGGTCACAAATTGGGTGTTTATCGCGCAAATAAAGGCAAGTTTAACGGCTAAGTTGTGCTTGATGCTCTTAAAAAGGCTGCCAAGTGCAGCTTTTTTTAATGCTTTTGAAAGATGTAACCCTCAAAAAAGTGCTTATTTTTTTGCCATACGATAGAACGGCAGGCTAGGCCGTACACCGAAACAAGAAACGTATTCACACCGTCCGTTTCTTTGCCTGTTTCTATTTTTGACGGTTGGTGTGCAAAATGAATAATCAAATATCTTTTTTAAATGTTGTGCTTGGTAATGAGCAACAGCTTGGTGTTAATGCGCGTGATGTTCACGCTGCGCTTGAAGTGAAGTCTGAATTTTCACACTGGATTAACAGACGTATCAAACAATGTAAATTTGAAGAAAATTTTGACTATATCCTTATCGTCAAAAAAGACGAGCAGGTATCAGGCACAAAATATCTTAATGAATACATTATCTCATTAGATATGGCGAAGCATTTAGGCATGATGGAGCGAAACGAAAAAGGCCACGAAATGCGAAAATACTTTATTGAGCAAGAAAAAATCGCTCGAAGCGCAAGTCATAGTTTACAAATTGAAATCGGCAAGGCAATACAGCAGATTCAACACATTACCGAAGCATTATCTAACTCAGCCCGTTTTTTGTGCGTTGTTGGCAAACAGACCAAACCTAAAATGCTTAAAGAATTAGATAGCATGATGCAAAAAATGCAGCCTTGTCTTAACTTTGATTAACCTAATCAGCCCCTTAATTGGGGCTTTTACTATCCGTAACCTCTCAAAAAACACCCTTAAAAATCATTCACAATAACCGCTATTAGTTTACGTTTTGAGTGATAACCCCATGAATAGCCCTTTATTGTTTGATATTAAAAACTTGTCCACCGAAGCCGAGAGCATGAAACGCTTAATTGATATGTTTTCGATGCTTGGTGAAACCTTAGTAAACCATGACGTAGAGAAAACCTTAAAACGTAGTGCTGGTATTACCTATAAAAACGTAGATTTAACTTTTGCCGATAGTCAAACAGTAACTTTTTCTATCAAAAATACTGGCGATATTTGGCAAGTTAAAGTGAATAACAAATTAACGCCTTTACGCAATCAAGACGCGCACAAACCCGAAGCGGTGGTGCAAGAAATCGCGCAAAAAATCAAAGCAGGGCGCACGGCTTATCAAAAAGCGCAAGCAGCAAAAACCAAAGCCGATGAGGTAGTGCAATCCGTTAAACAGGCAGGGCTTAAAAATACCCAAAAGATGCGAGTGGCGGCATTGCAAGAACAGGTTGTTGCGTTACAGGATGCGATTGTGGAAACGCAAAAAGTGAAGGCGGAACTTGAGTCGGAGTTGGGAAAGTAGGGGCTGTGACGGCCAACCATTCAACGAGGATAACTAAATGGGTGAACTACTCACGAGCGACTGGGGTGCAGACGGCCTAAACAAGCACCTGATTGCTAAAATTTACCCTGTTAAGAAAAAAGAAGGTAGCGGTGAATATGTTTACTCAGACGCAGATGTAATGGTGGCCGCTCCTTTGACGGACGGCAATATAGACATCACGTTGAACTGGCAAAGTGCGTTTGAAAATACAGGTACAGACTCTAAATTACCTGCCATTAGTCAGTTATTACAAAGCGGTCAAGCGGAGGTGATGCTTAATTTGTTTTCACAGTTTCTTCCAAAGGATAAAGCAGGGGTTATTGGCGATGCGCTCAGAGAAGCCTCCGAAAAAGCCAAAAGTTTAGCCAAAGACGTGAGTCAATTAACAGGAAAAACAGGCATTACTAAGCTGAATAGCCTACAAGTATTTTCGGGTTTGCCACCGATTAAAATACCGATTACGATGTATTTTAGAGCGTGGGCAGACCCCAAAAAAGAAGTAGAAAATCCTATCAATCAATTGTTTTCGTGGGCATTACCGCAAAAATTAGCCGATAGAGTGGGTGAAAATGTAGTGAAAAATGCACAAGAGCAAGGCTTTAATTTGGAGTTGTTGTTTCCCTCTGATATTCCTCGTTTAGTCGCCTTAGAATATGGTGGCCGCACGTATAATCCATTGGTGATTGAGAGTATTGGTCATCCGTTGGTCTTGCCACGTTCTAAAGATGGGGCGATGTTAAGTGCTTCGGTGCAATTAACCTTAGCGACATTGACTGCTTGGGGTAAAGACGATTATGCGCGTAGTTTGGGGTCAACGGCTTATTAAAAGGATGCGAAAAAATCAAGGCAAGAACCCTGTAACCCTCCCCAAATCCCCCTAAAAAAACCCTCACAATACACGCATCTTATCAGGTGCGTTTATCATGCTGCTAATCCCCCCCGTTGCCTTACCACACGCCACTTACGCACTCCGAGAGCTAACCATTGGTGAAGCTATTGGCCTCGTCAAAATGAATCCTACAGCACATGAACACACTATTAGCCAATTTTTAACGTGTGTTTTAACAGGCAATGGCCGCGCCTTAACCGTGCAAGAACGGTATTTGTTGGTAGCGCAATACATATCTGCAACGTGTCAAGGCGAGTCAGATTTCCCGATAGGGGATACCGCTAAGTATTCTGATTATCTACGCATGAATCACTCGTTAAGCCTTGAGCCTATTGCATTAGGCTTTGATGAAAACTGGCAATTAAACCCGTTGTATGGCTGGCAAGCCGAAGCCTTAGAAGACCTTTGTCACAGTTGGCAAGATTGGATTTTTGGTTGCATGGCCGCGCAATTGGTCAAAGCCGATGATAGCGATTTACCCACCATAGAAACACCTGTTGCTGCTTATCAGTCATGGTTAAAAGAACGGATCACCATTTTCAAATCCTATCCCGAACGTGACTTTGCCGAACTGTATCACGCCTTTTTAATCGGCTTTGGGCAGTTTAACTTTTACTTTGATTTAGGTTTTGATAACGAAGGCTTAGTGTGCTTGCACAAGGAGGGACAAGGTTTTGCACCTGCCCGATTTCAAGTATCCGACTGTCTCACTGCAACAGCAATCAGTTTTGGTCGATAGTTGGGTGAGTGCGGCCTTGTCGTTATCGAATAGCTCAGGACTTGTAACCCTATCCTATAACGAGGCTTTGAGTATGGCATTATCTGATTTAAGCGATATTTTCGAGAGTCAGGGCTTTAAGCAGTTGCAGAAGGCAAAAGAGGCCGAAAATCAATTATTGATTGCCCCTTTAGAGCGACTCAACGAAGTGATTCGAGGTTTAAATAATTTAGGCAAGGCATTAAGCCACCGATAGAGAGAGTTAATCATGGCTACATCACGCAACAATGTTCACAACATCGCCATTGCACCCACAACCGCAATCGCTACATCTGACGTATTTGAATTACGCGCTAGTGGCAGTATGCAAAATCCTGTTAATTATTCGCTGATTAGTAGTCCGCTTGGCGCAGGTGAAGAAGTGGCTGTTGAGATTTGGAATGAAGCAGACCAAGCGTTTCAACCGTTTAATCGTGAGGGTGCAGCCGTCAAATTAACCCAAAACAATGACTGGCTTGCGTTTGATAGCCTTAGCTTGCGTGTCCGTTTTGTTAAAACTGTTACCGCGTTACCTGTTGGCGTGGCGTTAATTAATCCACGCGGCATTGTTTAATTTAACGAGAGAAAGGGAGAAGTGTCATGCCTTTAATCGTCGAAAATGTGCAATTACACGGTACGCGCAAGGCAATTATCCCTGCCACGACTGCAATTGTGACCAGTGAAGCGGTAGAAATACGTGATTTAGTCAATTATACGTTTACCAGTTCCACATTGGGCGCAGGTGAAGAAATCGCACTAGAAATTTACGATTTTAGTTTGCCTGTCCCCAATTGGCAGCCGTATATGTTGAATGGTGGCCGCGTCAAGTTGGCGAAAGATTACGAACAATTGCAGTTATCCGCATCTTCTATTTTAGTTCGTTTTGTGAAAACAGCGACAGCCGCACCTGTTGGCTTGATTATGTCGCATCGTTAAGGAGAACCTGCATGGATATTAAAAAACTGCAAAGCATTTGCATAACCGCCGCAGGTAAAAAACGATGCGAAGTGTTTGCGCCGTTGTTAGTTGAGTTAATGCCAAAATGGGGCATAACCACCCCTCAGCGTGAGGCAATGTTTATTGCACAGGTCATGCACGAATCGGGCGAATTTCGGTACTTGGCGGAGCTAGGGGGTGACAAATATCTCGCTTACTTAGACACAGGTCGAGTTGCTAAAAGACTTGGCAATACACCCGAAGCTGACGGTGACGGGCAGTTTTACAAAGGGCGAGGATTGATTCAAATTACAGGGAAGGATAACTACCGAAAATGCGGACAAGGGCTTGAATTGCCATTACTTAAAAACCCTGAATTATTAGAGATGCCCCGTCATGCCGTTGCCAGTGCGTGTTGGTTTTGGCAATCGCACAACTTAAATAAACACGCCGACATTAACGCAATAACCGCTTGTTCAATTGCGATCAATGGTGGCTCAAACGGCTTAGATGAACGTCGAGCTTATTGGAAACAAGCCAAACTCGCCTTGGGGATTGCGTAATGTCCGAAAAAATCCCATTTTTTACCACAATAGCGGACTTATTGACTTACGCATGGGTGTTTGGTTTAGCCATGCTTGGTGGGGCTGCTAGTTTTGTGCGGAGGGTGCGTAATGGTGAGGCCAAGTATTACAACATCATTGGATTGATTGGCGAATTGGTTGTGAGTGCGTTTTCAGGATTGGTCACTTTCTTTTTATGCCGTAGTGCAGGTTTTGATGAGATGCTAACGGCTGCATTTATTGCCATTAGCGGACACATGGGGACACGCATTATTTTTAAGTTTGAAGCGTATTTAGTCAAAAAGTTTGGCTTAGATAATGAATGTGAATTACCAAAAGAGGATTCAAGAAAATGATTACTGGTTATCCAAAAGCAATTATTAGCGGCTTAATTGGTCAAGATACTGGTCTTAATATATTAAATGGCGGCACAGCGGTTAGCTCTAGCAATCCGTTGCCTGTCGCGCAAACTGATGGATTATCAGTTTCGGGTACAGCGACAAGTGCAGCAGTATTATTTACAACAAGCATGGTCAATTATGAGAGCATTACTGTTCAAATAACTAGCGCGGGGACAAATTGCGTAGTCACTTACGAGCAAAGTGAAGATCAAACAATATGGTATACGGTGTCTGGTATTTCTGTCACGAATTACGGCTCAGCCGCACCTAGTTCAGGTACTTCATCAGTAGCGATGTACATCTTTCCTAGAAAAGGTACTTATTTTAGAGCGAGAGTCCACACATATGGGTCTGGAACTGTTGCTTTGACGGGCGCATTATCAAAAACCCCAGTCAATTTAACAGTCGAAGCGAGATTAGGTGGTTATGCAAATGAAGGCGCAGCTATTATAAATCAGCCAGTCCCAATTTGCCTAGAAGGACGCACATCAAGCAAAACAAGCGTGACGAGCGGTCAAGCTGTGCGGCCTATCTCTACTGCCGATGGCCGTCAAGTCATACGCTTAAACTCTATCCCCGAGAATGAATGGCAATACGCAGCAGCAAGTGGTGGTATTGTTGATAAAACAGATAATGTATTAGTCGCGGCGGCAGGTGCGAACATCAAAAACTATTTGACAGGTTTGAGTGTTGCTAACGCTAACG